GACATTTGAGACGGGCGAGCCTGTTGACGTGTCATCTGACGTTATGACTCTAGTCCAGACCGCTTTGGGCGGTGTAATCGGCATTATCGGTGGCTATTTCGGGGCCAAAGGCAGCAAAGACTGATGATGGAAAACCTTAGCAGTATGTTCGTGGCCATTAATCGTGGGGACTTCTCTGTAGAAAGTCGGTCCAGTAAAAAAGTGGGCGGGCGTAAAAGAATCGTTTTTAAAGACCAACGTCCTATACCGCCTCCACAACCTCTACAAGGTCCCCGCTACGAGAAGTCTTACCCTATTCAGGGCTACCACAGCACTGGTGTGGAGTTTAAACCCGGAGACCACGTACTTCCGGCTAACGAACTAGGTCAAAAAAAGACAAGCAAGATGTACAACGATCTAGGCCACGGAGATTGGACCTTTTTCAGTACTTCACCGGGGATTGGGAATTATGGACGTAACATATACCGCGTTCGTGCTCTTGGGGAAGTGCAACGCGACCCTACAGAAGGATCCTCATGGATGGCACCAAAACTGGAAGTGGTCAACAAACTACAATTTGGTGAGGCGTCGGGCACATCTACGCATGACGATTACGACCCTACCCAACCTGAACCTTATTGGACTAGGTGGGAGGAATAATGGCGTTAGGAAACCAATTTATACAAAAGATTGAAAAAAAGGTTAGGGCTGCTCCTTACAAACGTAAGCAGTCTGAACTTTCTAAAAAGATCACCCGTAGGCAACCCCTTTCTCGTACTCAAGAGCAGTCCCGATTCGCGGCTGCTCGTTCTTTAGAAGCGACGCCAGTACATTGGGTGCAACAAAAAGACCCCAACCAACTAACTATTCCTTGGAATGACGAGGACGGGACAAAGGAACCACAGCACAGAAGTAAGTATGCAGAAGCAGTACGTCTTCATAGGGAAGATGAAACCTATAGAAACTTTGAAGTCGTAGACGTTTCTCCTAACTTTACGGGTAGAGTAGCGTCTAGAAGAATTAGGGGCGCGTTCCAACGGTCTGGTCTTCCTACCTCGTCTTTTGAGGATCTAGCCCACGTATCGGTAGTAGACGATGGTAAAGCGTTTAACCCTAACAACGCTCGGCCTGCCTACTCTAGCGGTTACCGTTCTGTACATAACGGTGAGAAAGTAGTCAGAGGATATAACCGCTACTCTCCTCACTTAAAGAGGGACGCAATAGTTATCCACGAAACAGCCCATGTCGCTGACCGCATGGCTAGAGGAACCGGGAATGCCGGTATACCGGGAGACCGCAGTGTAAACATGCTCAGTAAAACAATTCCTATCAGCCCATCCGCGGAAGGTTACGCCGACGGTATTGCCATGCGCTTTTCTGCCGAAGACCCGACTGCTATCCAAGGCCCACCTGCTACTGAACTGGATCACCTAGGAATACTGGCTTACTCCCCAAAGCATTTTGATACTGACGAGAAAAAAGCAATGTTTGTCGCCAGTAAGGCGCACGCTTACACCAGTGGACAGTTGACGCAAGGCGCAAATATGAGTGAGGCTGTGCATAACGCTGGATCAAACCCCTCAGTTCGTCAGGCCATCAGAGCAAACAAAATGACTAGTATCGCTAAAAATCTTTCTGAGCAGTTTATGGCGACCCGTAAACAAGGAACCCAACTATCATTGCTTGGGTCAGAGGACGAGTACGACGTATACGACGTTGATGACGTGGATTGGGATAACTGATGAATTTAGGACCACAGTTTATACAGCACAATGATCCTGAAAAAGCAGAGGCAGTAGAGTTAGCCCAAGATCGTTTTGACACCAATTATGGAACTCACGGTACAATTACGAAGTCAGGCCAGATTCCTGAACGTATTTACGCAGCCTCAGACCCTAGATTTGCAGAAGCAGGTGCTACTAAGCAGTTTGATATATCTGACTCTGACCGTACGTACTACACCGCCCCTCAGTGGGGGGACGAAACCATGTCTGGCAAGCCAGAAGAAGACGCTTGGAAGTGGGCTGGCTACGCACAAGACTCAAGTAGGTGGCCTACCTACGACTTAAAGACGGGGGCATCAACCTACCCCACGCCGGGTCGTGCAGTTGCGTTAGAGGTTAGGCCCGAAGGGTTTAAAGACCTAGACGTTAACGATGACTCTATGGGGAAACTGGGCGCGTTTACCGCTAGTTCATTGAAAGTAACAGGTGCTCAGTGGATTCCCACGATGGACTACATTTCTCGTCGCGGGTTCGACACCGATGAAGTAGAGGGCATACAAGGCACTCTTCCGGGGGAAAACTGGAACAAGTACCCGAAAGAGGGCACTTCTAGCAAATACGGCCCCGCCGGAGACCTTAACTACAGCGTGATCAAGAAGGGCAAGATGGACGCCGAAGGATCAGTGGTTTAAATGGCTCTAGGACCACAGTTTTCCCTGTATCACGGTAGTGGTGCTATTGACCTGAAGGTCGGGGACGTTATCGAACCCCGTGGTGGTGTGGCCTACGCTACAACCGATCGCTCAGTTGCAGAGAAGCAGGCTGCTATCGGCTACAAGAAGGCTGATCAAGGGAGACTATTTGGAAGGGTATATAAGGTCGAACCCATCGGGGAAACCGAGACCCCAGACATACACCCTACCCAACGCACATCATCTAGTGGTTTCAGGGTGACTGAGGCACTAGATGATGTGTCTTCTAATTTTGATAAATCAAAGTTTATGGGGGCGTGATGAAAACACGAGGATACTGGCGAGAGAATCCAGACGGAACCCGCTCGTGGGTTGTTGTCGTGCTGCCCAAGGAGGAGCAAGATGCCGACTAGAAAGCAAATGCAGAATCGGTGGGAACTGGAGCAGATGCACGGGGACATTAAGGACCCCAACCCTGCTCCGGGAGGACCACCAGAGAAACCGGCTGTTCCGATGCCTCAGTACATCAAAGACCAGTTGAATGACATCATTATTCGCAAGGGCCTTAGTATGCCGCTATTTGGTTCGCGAGACGAGGGTATGTAACGCCAAACCATATAGGGGTCATACTTTGCCTTTTATGGAAACTTGTAGCCATAAAGTGTCAAAACAAAGCCGGTCTTACCCCCATGATACTATGTTTTAATAAAGATATTTTGCTACCATCTAGGTACAACCCGAAGGAGTCGATATGCAAAAGCACCGCGGATCTTACAAAGACGTGTACGGAGGCCGTAAGCCAGTTGCCCGCACCGGGGGCAACCGGACATCTACGGGTCTTCGCGTGGACCAAGTAGGGGTAGTTATGGCTAAAGGTCGTCAAGTCGACCCCGACTACACCTATCAAGAACCGGATGATTTTACCGGAATGCTTGAGAACAAATACCCTCTTGGAGGTCGCGGCGAGCGTTGACTCCGCCTTGCGTTTTGTTCTAAAATGCAACAATGTCTGATGACTTGTTGACTATCGATTCTTTTTTGGCTGATTACCGTGAGCGCTCTTGGATGAAAGACGCTGCCTGCAAAGGAATGGACCCCGACATCTTCTTTCCTGAGCGTGGAGATTCTGCTGCTGTGAGGCTAATTAAAGCCACCTGCTCGGAGTGCCCCGTTAAACAGCAGTGCGCTGATTACGGGGACAGAGAGCGTTTTGGGTTCTGGGGTGGAATGGGCACTATTGCCAGAAGGCGACGTAGGAACGCTAAAGAGCAATAACCCACTACACATGTAGGTTTAAAATGAGGCATGACCTCAGATGCAGAAACCCGACAAATAGTAATGGTTACTTGGGAAGACGCCCACGCTGAGACCACCAGCGGGTGGTTGTCTGAGTTAGACGTTAGCGTAGAACCCTACACAGTACAATCTGTAGGCATTTTACTACCAGTTGAAACTAAGCCGGGTCACGTATCTATTTGCCAAAGTTACGCTTACGGTTTTGTCGACACTGTTTTACACGTACCGTGTGCAATGGTCACAGAGGTGACCACTCTGGAAGTAATCTCAGTATCTGAAGATAATTAGCGTTCAGGTACGTATACCTGAGACCCCACTAGATCCTCAACCTGCACACCACCATTCCACGTGTAAAACTTTTTGTAGTAGATATGGGGGGGATCGTGGGGATACATCCTCTGTAAGAGAGTTTTAATAGACTCCCTATCTTGCACAACAGTGCGGCGACCTTTTTTATTGGGAACTTTAATCTTTTCTGAAGGCTCCCAATTAGATTCAAGGTTGTTCTTGGTCAGCACCGTGTACAGGTTACCGTCAGAGTACACATCCTCAGCAACTGATCTGGGAGTGTCCCCTTCTTTCAAGGTGTATACACCTACGTTAACGTGCTCTACCATAGACCTATTGCCTCCTTGTTGGCCCTTTCCGCGCCTGCGGCGCGGCCCCGGCGAAGCCGGGGAAGGGACAAGCACCCATAGGTACTTTTCTCGGGGTCAACCTATGGTTTCCATTTTAGCAATCTGTAATGCGGCCTTGTCAAGGGGTATCGCCAGAAATCTCTGTGCTAGCATTTACCTCATTACCGGTGAGTAACTAGCGAGGTCGCCATGGAACAGTGCGAATGGTGTGGTGGCGAGATGCGCCCCGAACACGCCCATTACAAATGTACCGAATGCGGCCAGCGAGACAGTTGCTGTGATGGAGGGGAGTGCTCACCTCGTGGCTAAAAACATTGACTACAAAGTAAGTCGCGGTGAAAAGTGGGAACGCCTCATTGTCATCAAAGACGAGCGCACTCACCGCAAACGGCCTGTCACTCAGTGCGCCGCATCGGTACTGATTGACGGTACTAAATATGTTCTCCCTACGGAGATCACTTCCGAAGGTGCAGTTCTTTTAGAGATGACGGCGGCAAACACTGAATGGTTGACGAACGGCACCTACACTTGGGACCTCGTCGTAACAGTGAGCAGTTCGGCCCTGTTGACGTCGACCCCGTTAGTGCAGACTGTTGCTGCGTTTGGTAATCTTGTGGTCAGCACTTACGACAATATAACTCCGATGGATTCCGATGGAGTAACGTCTGCTCTAGAGGTAGTCGCATGACTTGGTACGAGGTTCTTGCTCTTCTCAGCGCCCCCGGTGGCATCATCGTCGCTTTGATCGAGAAGACAAGACGGGAAAACAACAGGGACCACGCTAAGAACGCCGAGTTACTTCACAGGATTGACGGCAAAGTAGATAAGATTGACACCAGACTGGATCACCACATAGAATGGCACTTGGACAAGGACAATGAGCGACGAGTTTGATTATCAGAACCCTCAACAGGGTACATCTGGACGGCGTTTACGTAGGCAGTTTGGAGACCCCGGCACAGGTCAGGGGTCGTTTGACCTAGACGTTGTCGGTAGAGGAGCGGGCGGTTTTGGGGATGCTGGGGCAAGCCAAGTAGTCACCTTTCCCAGTTCTAGCCGGTGTGCCGCAACCCGCTACCACTATGGCGGTAGCAAGTTGTTGATGACGTGGACTAACGGAAAGACTCCTTGGATTTACCACGACGTTCCGGTAACCATTTATCAAACCTTTGTGTCTTCTCCTTCAAAGGGGCGGTTCGTCAACAGTACTCTGAACAACTTCGCTCACAACAAGATTTATCCGGGTGAAGAATACGCAGAGTTTGTGTACGGAGCGATGCCCAGCGCATGATCTGGATAGCAGCCGCTCTTGCTACTTGTGTTGGTGCTTACTTCTTGTTTCGAGACACACTCAATAAGTTGCAGTACATTAAGACTTTTAGGCTGTACTGGATTATTAGAGATGATTACCCACCGCACACTCCTATAGTTTCTCGTGGCAACATGTATCAGACTGGTCCCCCTTGGTGGCAGGGCACCGGTGTACAAGTCCGCGTCGGTAAGTACCTGTTTCAAGTAGGGGTGTTGCTACGCCGGGGTAACAGCCTGCTGGATCAGTTAGGTGGAAGGTACTTAGAAGACTCGCCAAAAGAACTGAGAGAATGGAACAATGCGAAAAAAGACAAAGACGACGTCGACAGCACAGCGTCACATTGACCCTTCTTACTTAAAAAGGGCAGAGTCAGTCGACACACAGCAGTTGAGAGAGTACCTAGACTCATCAGTAGTTGCTTTGCATCAAGCAGTTGATCAATGGAGATACCATAAAGGCCAACCAGAAGATGTCAATCTGTGTCTTGACGCTATAATTGCAATGTGGTCTGTACTAGAGAGTCGGGCAGGTAATAATGAGCATTTCTGACACTGAAGAAGTTGAGTATTCAGATTACCAAGAAGAATATGAAGTAGAACTCGATGAGACAACTGCTGAGTTTGTTGAAGATCTAGTAAACAAGTTACTGGTATTTATTCAGACGTTCTGTGATACTGAGTTCTTCCCCTATCAGATTCCGATTGCGCAAAGCATCGTTGAGTCTATTGTTCTGGGAGATGGTGAGGAGAAGACACTCATTGCCACGCGTCAGTCCGGTAAGTCGGAAGTTATCTCGAACATCATTGCTGGTCTTATGGTCATTCTTCCTCGTCTCTCAAACGTGTACCCAACGTGGTTGAAGAAATTTGAAAAAGGTTTTTGGGTTGGGGTGTTCGCTCCCACCGAGGATCAGGCCGATACCGTGTTCGGTAGAGTAGTTAGTAAGTTGACGAGTGAGCACGCTCTAGAGTTTTTGCTAGACCCAGAGATTGACGACAAAGCAACTGCTGGTGGGTCTAGAGGTAAGGGCAAGATCATCACCTTGAAGAAGTCTGGCTCACACTGCCGTATGCAGACCTGTAACCCAAAGGCCAAGATCGAATCGAAGACGTACCACTTCGCCTTCATTGACGAGGCGCAGGAAGCCGACGAGACAATGATCGCTAAGTCGATTAAGCCCATGCTCGCATGGAACAACGGAAGTATTGTCCTAGGCGGTACTGCTCAGCGATACAAGTCTTACTTCTACAACGCCATTCAGTACAACAAGCGTCGGGACATCAACAGTCGCACTCACAAGATCCATCATCACGAGTACGACTGGCGCACGGCTGCTAAGTACAACAAAAACTACAACGACTTCATTGCTAAAGAGAAGTTGCGTATTGGTGAGGACTCTGACGAGTTTCAGATGTCGTACTGCAATCGTTGGATGCTCGAAAAGGGAATGTTCGTAGCAGAGGACAGGTTGGACCGCTTGTACGACCCAAGTATGCCCCTAGTCCAAGAGTGGTGGAAGACCCCCATCGTCGTTGGTATTGACGTGGCCCGTACAAATGACAGCACTGTGATTACCCCTGTCTGGGTTGACTGGGACCACCCTGACCCCTTTGGTTTCTACGAGCACCGTGTGTTGAATTGGCACGAGATCAACAACGTCGAGTGGGAGTCTCAGTACTTTGAAATTATCGACTTCCTACGTAACTACGATGTCCTAAGAGTAGGAGTAGACGCGCAAGGCGTTGGTGGTGCCGTCGCTGAGCGCCTACAGATTCTTATGCCTCAGATTGAGGTCATACCTGTTTCTTCTGACGCTAAAACTCAAAATGATAGATGGACCCACTTAACCCAGTTGATACAGCGTGAGCAGTTGATCATTCCCGGTCATAGTAAGGCTCGCCGCACTAAAAGGTGGAAGAAGTTCAATCAGCAGATGTCTGACCTTGAAAAAGTCAATCGTGGGCCATACATGCTCGCTGCTGCACCTGACGAGCGTGGGGCGTTTGACGACTATCCAGACTCTCTCGCTATTGCTTGTGCTATGACGGTACAGGACGTAATGCCTACCGTGAACGTATACGAAAACCCGTTCTTTGAATAACGGCTAAAAACAAGCGACACATTTCTATGGGGTGCTACTATTGACTCGTACAACCCTACATGGAGGTCACATCCTTATGGACATGAATCCGACAATCGCCCCGCAGAACCCGTACCCGGAAGCAATGCGTAACGTTTTCGAACGTACCATGGCTCCGAGCATTCCCGGTAACCGTGGTCCACTTCGATTCCAAGAAGGAGTCGCTACTGAGACTGAGGTTACTTACGACTTTGCTGAAGGCGCTTACATGGACACCGCTTCGGCTCCTAGCCGCCAGAACCACAACAACCGTGATATGTTCTACAAGCCTGCAGAGCAGACTATGCAAGAACGTGCTCACGTTGGTTCCGCCGCTTGGATCGAGTCGCCAGACGTTCTTTCTGACTTTGTTCAGGGTTCGGTTGCTGGTGACGGTATGCCTCGCTTCGAGACCGCTTACAACTCTGGCGCACACATGAACCGTCCTAACGCGGTTCGTGTCGACGGCTGATGAATTCAGGCGGCGGTTCTACCGCTGCCGGTTCCACCGCACCGGGAGGAGGCACCTCCTCTTCCTCCCCCGTTGCTGACGCCGACGCTGGCTTGGGGACTAGTGACGATGGTTTGACTGAGACAGGTGCTTTACCCTTGCCGGTCGCTCCTTACGCTCTAGTTTCGGGATACCCAAGCCAGCGTCGGCGTTGCTTTGTTGAGGGCTACGACAACTGCCGTCGTTCTAGCCGATGATGACTTGACGGTAGTAGGGGTTTTCTTCTCGCTCTTCGTCCCACCCCGGTCCGGTCTCTCTGAGTACACCGCAACCTAGGAGGATGTCGTCAAACATGAGCATTACAGCCGCTAGGCGTTCCGTTGACTCTCTAGCCCCATTGGGGTCAGATGGGTCTGCTGAAAAGAATGCTTCAATGTTTTCCACAACCGCTCGGCAACCGCGACCTGTCATGGTGATTTTTGCGTCGTCGAAGTTATCCACACTTACCTCTCTTGTATATCCACAGGCCATAGTACCATTACTGGCTATGGTAGAGGACTATTGACCTAAGACACCTATAACATCTAGTATGGTATAGGTGTACCTACCCAAGGAGGACTCGCTTGGGAATAAAGATTCTAACCATCGACATAGAGACCCGCCCCAACCTTGCTTATGTTTGGGGTCTCTGGGATCAGAATGTTGGCCTCAACCAAATTGAGGAGACTGGCTCTGTTATTTCTTGGGCCGCTAAATGGCACGGTGAAAAAAAGGTTTACTTTGCTAGCGACTACCACGACGGTCACTCAGAGATGGTGAGGCGTGCTTGGGAGTTATTGGACGAAGCAGATGCGGTAGTTGGTTACAACAGCAAAGCATTCGACATGAAGCATCTGAATAGGGAGTTTGTTCTGGAGGGTTACCCCCCTCCTTCTCCTTATGTAGACATCGATCTCCTCAACGTGGTTAAGCAGAGGTTTAAATTTACTAGCAACAAACTTCAGCACATCGCCACCGAATTGGGCATCGGTTCCAAACTTCAACACGACGGTTTTGACTTGTGGTTAGCCTGTATGAAAGGTGACGCAAAGGCTTGGCGAATCATGAAGAAGTACAACATGCAAGATGTTGTTTTGACAGAGCAGGTGTATGAACGTTTGTTGCCTTGGATTAAGGCTCATCCTCATCGCGGTCTCTATGGGGGTAACCCCGAAGCGTGTCCAAGGTGTGGGCATGATGACGTAGTCAAGCGTGGTTTCGCTCATACTCGTACTGCTTCGTATCAAGTAGTACATTGTAAGAAGTGCGGCGGCTATAGTCGTACAAGTAAAGCAGAGAACCGGGTTAAGAGCACGAGTGTTTAGGAGTAGGCATGGCTGAAAATAAAGACAGTAAGTCAAAGTACACCCGAGGAGGTATTACCTTTGAGGGCTACAACAAGCCCAAGAAGACCCCCGGTCACTCAACGAAGTCGCACGCAGTGCTGGCCAAGGAAGGCGATCAGGTCAAGTTGATCCGCTTTGGTGAGCAAGGAGCAAAGACGGCAGGAAAGCCGAAGTCTGGAGAGTCTGACAAGATGAAAAAGAAGCGTGCTTCATTTAAGGCCCGCCATGGTGCCAACATCAAGAAGGGCAAGATGAGCGCCGCATACTGGGCAGACAAGGTGAAGTGGTAATGGCTCCCCGTAAAACGGACAGCCCCCGCAAAAGCGCTCAGTACTACAGGAACAATCCTGAGGCTAAAGCAAAAAAGGCTGCTACTGACAAGAAGGTCAACGATAAGCCTGAGCAGAAAGAAAAGCGCCGCGAACTCGCCTCTGAGCGTCGCAAACGGGGTGTTATGGGTAAGGGTGGTAAGGATATGTCCCATACCAAAGACGGCAAGATCGTTGCCGAAGATTCCAGCACTAACCGAGCACGTAACCGAGGAAAGAAATAATGGCTGCCAAGAAGCCTGCCAAGAAGGCAGCAAAGAAGAAGACCGAGTCCAAGGTAAACGAGGCTGGTAACTACACCAAGCCTGCCCTACGCAAACGCCTCTTCAACGAGATCAAGGCTGGCAGTAAAGGCGGCGACGCCGGAGAGTGGTCAGCCCGCAAGGCACAGATGCTGGCTAAGCGCTACAAAGAAGCCGGTGGAGGGTACAAGGACTGATGCCAAAGAAAGCACCTCAAAAGAGTCTAGATAACTGGACCAAAGAAGAGTGGGGTACCAAGTCTGGTAAGAACTCCACACAGGGCAAGGGCGCTACTGGTGAGCGTTACATGCCGAAGAAGGCTCGCGAAAAGTTAAGTGCCTCCGAATATAAGGCTACCAGCGACAAAAAGCGTGCTGGTGACAAGAAGGGAAAGCAGCATGTTCCTAACACCCCTGCTGCAAAGAAAGCCACAAAGAGCAGTCGTATTAAAAAGTAGTCTGCTATTCTTTGTTGTGTACGTACATCTGACAGGAGCACGTAGTGCCTATTGATTTCTGGTCACCAAGTTACAGGGCTAGTTCTAGCGACCTAACGGTCGCTATTTCTCCGCTTGGTCTAGTTGAACTTGCTGACGAGGAATTTGAGATTCATGGTCCTCGCCTTAACCGCTATGCGGCATCTTGGGCTTGGTACTTAGGGCACCATTGGTCTCATCGTAGGGAGATGGGTGAGCAAAACACCGCCCTTAACTACGTACGAACCATGTCAGACTACATTACTAACTTTTGTTTTGGTAAAGGCGTTCAGTTCAAGACATCTGAAGCAAACGCCGCAATCATTCCTTACTTGTTGCAGAAAGTTTGGGAAGTAGATAACCATAAAGAAAAAGTACTGTGGGAGATGGGTCAGTTAGCCGGTATTACTGGTGACTGCTTTGTCAAGGTTGCCTACGAGGCTCCGTACGAAGACGCCCTAGGTATTGTGCAGGAAGGGAAGACTCGGTTAATTCCTCTGAATCCAGCCTACTGTTTTCCTGAGTACCACCCGCATGACAGAGACCGTATTTTGCGCTTCAAACTGAAGTACCGTTTCTGGGGCACCAGCCCTGAAGGTACTCGTCAGGTTTACACTTTTACCGAGATTCTTACTGACGAAACTATCGAGCAGTACGTTAACGACGAACTTATCGATCAGTACGACAACCCAATCGGTAAAGTTCCTGTTGTACACATTCCTAATGTGAGCATTTCTTCTTCACCGTGGGGTCAGTCTGACATTTGGGACATCATCCCTCTTAACCGCGAGTTGAACGAAAAGGTCACTGAGATCTCGGACATCATCAACTACCACAGCGCCCCCGTGACCATCATCACTGGAGCAAAGGCTTCTCAGTTGGAGCGTGGAGCAAAGAAGGTGTGGGCAGGTCTTCCTAAGGATGCTCGTGTCTATAACTTAGAGTCTAAAGGTGAGATGGCTGGCGCTATGGAGTACATGGCACTAATTAAGCAAGCCATGCACGAAATCACCGGTGTACCAGAGACTGCGCTGGGCAAGACGCAGCCCATTTCTAATACTTCCGGGGTTGCCCTCGCCATTCAGTACCAGCCCATGATGAACCGTTACTACATGAAGCGGACGCACTTTACTAAGGGCTTGATTCAGTTGAACGAACTAATCATTCGTACACAGGCTGTTCACGAACCAGAGACGCTTCAGTGGAATCCGGCAGAGGCAACATACCCCGAACCAGATCAGTTACAGATATTGGACCCTCGCGACCCCGCTACCTATAGAACAGCCATTCACTGGCCTGACCCGCTACCTGTTGACCAGTTGATCAAGTTGAACGAATTGCAAGCCAAGATGGCTATGGGTCTTGAGTCTAAGCGTGGTGCTTTGAGGGCACTGGGAGAAGAGTTCCCCAACGACAAGATGGCTGAAATCTCAGAAGAACTTCGAGACGACGCAATGGATCAAGGTGCTTTGGAGTTGATTAACGCACAGATAGCAGCATCTGTTATGGCTATCACAGGAATGGTCTCACCGGATGGCGCTCAGCCTTCTGGAGAAACGCGGAGCGCAGGCGGCTCCGACGTAACATCTGCCGGTTCCGCAGAAGAGGAATCGGGAGTAATGCCGGGGATTAGCCCCTCCGGCGACGTAGTAAATCAATTGGTGCAGCGGGCATACGGAGCCAACTTGGCTCAACGACGTGTGCCTGACAACGGTTAATTATTTGGAATCTATTTAAGACATATAAGCAAGACCAAGTGAGGTATTAGTAATGACTGACATTAACACTGGTGACGACTCTGTCACTATCGAAAACCCCGCCCCCGCTCCACAGCAAGCCTTTGCTGACGAAGCAGCCGCTGTCTCGCAGGACCGCACGCCTAACTCGCGTATGTTCTCGCAAGATGAGGTAGAGGCTATTCGTCGTCAAGAAAAGGACAAGTTGTACGACAAGATTTCCAAGTTGCAAGATCAAGTTGAAATCTTTAATACGGAGCGTGACGAACAAAAGCGTATTGCTGAAGAACTCTCTGCAAAGGAAGCAGAAGAGCGTCGTCTTCGCGAAGAGGAAGAGATGAGCGCCAAAGAACTCTTAATGAAGAAAGAAGACGAGTTTCAGCAGCGTATTAACACAGCCCAGCAGGAGTGGGAAGAAAAGTTTTCCGCACTCCAAAGCGAGGCTGATGCACAAAAAGCGCTTCTTGAACAAGAGCGTCGATTCCAAGAATTGGAATCCTACAAGTCTCGGTTAATTGCAGAGAACCAAGAGAACATCATGCCAGAACTTATGGATTTCGTTAAAGGAAATTCAGAAGAAGAGATTGAAAGCGCAATTTCGGCAGTTGTTGCTCGTACATCTGCTATTGTTGAGAACATCCAACAGGCGATGCCTCAGCGGCAAAACCTGAGGGGAGTCCCGGCAACGGGGTCAACCCCGATTGGGCCACTGGAAAACGCAACGGAGCAGCAAACATTTACATCGGCGGATATCGCCAATATGTCGATGGAACAGTACGCACAAATCCGAGATCGGCTCTTGGCGCAAGCCTCTTTTAGAGGACGCTAAAACATAGTAACCAAATAAATCCTACGGAGGATAATTAACATGGCCCTTCCCTCACCCGCAAGCGGTGCGATTACCACCACCGCTGCTTACAACTCAGGCACTACGCCGTCAACCAGTGACATCACTGGCTACACGGCTGATGGTGCTGGTCTCTCCCCTGCTATTCAGCAGATTTGGTCTAAGGAGATCTTGTTCCAAGCGATGCCAGTTCTTCGCTTTGAGCAGTTCGCCGTCAAGAAGACCGAACTTGGTGTTCAGCCCGGTTTGACCATCAACTTCATGCGTTATAACAACCTCGCCGTTGATTCCAACAATGCGGAATTGGTCGAGGGTGTTCGCTTGGAACCGACTTCGCTGACCGCATCGCAGATTCAGATCACCGTTAAGGAGCATGGTAAGGCTGTTGCTGTTACCGAGTTGCTGCTCAACGCATCGTTTGATGACGTCATGGCTTCAGCGTCACGTCTCCTCGGTCGTCACATGGCTCAGTCCATGGACTCGCAGGCACGTAACACCTTGTACCAGTCGGCAGTGCCGTTCGGTGGTGGTTCGGCTGTTCCTCCTAGCGTTGTATTCGGTCGCACTGCCGAAACCACTCGTGGCGCTATCTCGCCATACGATGCAGGCACGGCAGGTACCGCTGCTTCACCGGGTTACCTCTCACCAGCAACCATCAAGGACGCTGTCGAGGTTCTCGCTGGAGAGAACATCCCACGTTTGGGCGACACTTACGTGTGCTTCGTTCACCCGTCACAGAGCCGCTCGCTTCGCGACTGGCCAGAGTTCATCGAAGTCACGAAGTACGCCGCCCCCGGTAACTTCATGCTCGGTGAAATCGGACGTATCTACGACGTTGTGTTCATTGAGACCACTCAGGTTTCGAAGGGCCTCGACACGGGCATCGCTGCTCTTGACTCGGACGCTGGTACTGCCGGTGTTCAAGCCAACGCAGAGGCTTACAACGCAATCATGATTGGTGACAACGCCTTTGGTCACGCCATCAGCCTCCCGGTTGAACTGCGTGACGGTGGTGTGATCGACTTCGGTCGTGAGCACGGCTTGGCGTGGTACGCCATCTGGGGCTTCGGTATGATCACCGCCGAATCTCGCGTCGTTATCAACACTCTTGGCGGCGCTATCTCCTGATAAACCCGACAAGGTAATCACTGAAGGGGCGGGGGCCAACGCCCCCGCCCCTTTAGTTTGTATCGGAGGAAAGAATGGCGCTAGCAGCAACGTATGGATTGACAATTGACCAAGGTGCGACGTACGGCCAGACTATTACTTGGAAAGACCCCTCTAAAAACGCCATTGATCTAACTGGCTACACAGCCCGTATGCAGATTAGAGGCAAAAGGACAAGTACAAGTGCGACGCTGTCTCTAACCACAGAAAACGGAGGCATAACCTTAGGGGACGCCGAAGGTACTATTGCCCTCTATATATCTGCCACAGATTCTGCTGCTCTTGAAGTTGGTACTTACGTTTATGACTTAGAACTTATTGAACCATCTGGTGGGGTTCAGAGATTATTGATGGGAAACTTCTTAGTTAGAGGCGAGGTGACTAGGTGACTAGTACCACTGTTCAAGTTATAGAAACAACTAATACTATACAAATAGTAAATGAACACAATGTTATCGAGATTCCACAAACTGATTACGTTATTGAGGTCACCAGCCCCGGCCCCCAAGGCAAAAGAGGAACAGTATTCCTGTCTGGAAACGGTCTTCCAACATCAGACGTAGGGGTCGACGGAGACTTCTATATTGATCTAGATGATAGCAGCGCTGTGTATGGCCCCAAGGTAGGCGGTGTATGGCCTGCCACTCCCACTGGTCGCTTTAGTCAATTCACATTACGCCATACGCACACACAAACATCTCCCTCTGCTACGTGGACAATTACCCACGAATTGGGAGGAAAACCTTCAGTCACAGTAGTCGATAGCGCTAATTCGGTAGTAGTAGGTGAGGTAACATACGTAGACAACGAGACCGTTCGCAT